GACACATTAAATTGCTAAGATTAAAAACCTTTTCCATGTAACGTTATATTATAACACTCACACGGCGCGTTGTACGCGCGTAGGATTTTACCATGACCCGAAAGCAACGCACAGACACCGTGGCGGGAGAGTTGATCAGCATGGAGTCGGCGTTGGCTGGCCCTTTGCAGCCGCCAGAGCACGTAACCCTTAGGCCCGGAGACCTGCCGTTCTGGGAGTCCATCGTACTGGCGCGCGCCCGTGACAGATGGGACACGGCAGACCTTGAGATCGCTGCCAACCTCGCGCGATGCAAGGCAGACATTGAGCGGCTACAAGGCGAGATCGACGGCGAGGGGGACGTGATCGAAAATGCAAGGGGTACGCCTATCGTTAACCCCAAGCACCAGCTCCTTGAGACGCTCAGCCGTAGAGCCGTCGCCCTCTCGCGGATGCTGCACGTCCACGCTGAGGCCAAGCAAGGGCAGAGCGCCAAGCAAGGCGCGTCGCTCAGCGCCGAGAAGGCTGCCCGCAAGGCTATTGGTGACGGGAAGGTGGCCGGTAACAGTCTGATCGCGAGGCCTCAGCATTGAAAAACCCGGCTATATTGTCTGGTCCGTCCCCTGTTATCCGGGATTTATCAGGTGTTGAGTACGCCGATATGACGCGGGGCGAGCGGGTAATCACGTTCATCCACGAGTTTTGCGTGGTGCCGGAGGGTGATTTTGTTGGGAATCCGGTCGTTTTGGAGGATTTTCAGAGGCAATTCATCCTGGCCGTTTACGACAATCCGGCCGTAACCGACACAGCTATCCTCTCGATTGCGCGGAAAAACGCCAAGACGGGGACGATTGCGTTTTTGCTACTTGCCCACATCGTCGGGCCGGAGGCGATACAAAACAGCCGCATCGTGTCCGGGGCCATGAGCCGTGAGCAGGCGGCGGAGGTGTACAACCTCGCGAGCAAGTGCGCGGCGTTGTCTGATGGGTTGCGCGACATCATAAAGCCGGTGCCGTCAAGCAAAAAGCTAATTGGCCTGCCGATGAACGTGGAGTACCAAGCCATCAGCGCGGAAGGCAAGACCGCTCACGGTAAGTCCCCAGTGCTCGCGCTGCTGGATGAGGTCGGGCAGGTGCGCGGCCCTCAGTCAGATTTTATCGACGCTATAACCACTGCGCAGGGCGCGTACAGCAACCCCCTACTGATCTACATCAGTACGCAGGCGGCAGCCGATGGCGACCTGTTCTCGGTCGCTATTGACGACGCCAAGACTAACAAGCCTCCCAAAACAGTCTGTCACGTCTACGCCGCCGCCAAGGATGCCGACCTGCTGGATGAGCAGCAGTGGCACGCCGCGAATCCGGCGCTTGGTAAGTTCCGAAGCCTTGCGGATATGCGAAAGCAAGCCGAAAAGGCGGCGCGGATGCCGTCTTTTGAAAATACCTTCCGCAATCTTAATCTTAACCAACGCGTATCCACGTTCGCGCCGTTCGTCTCGCTTGGCGTGTGGGAGGGCAACGGGGCGGCACCAGAAAGCATGGCCGGGTTCGAGCTTTATGGCGGACTCGACCTCTCGTCCCGGACAGACTTAACATCTTTCGTGCTAGTCGGAACCAGAGACGGGAAAACGCGAGTTTGGCCATATTTCTGGACGCCGCTTGGCGGCATAAAAGACCGTGCGCATAGGGATAAAAACCCCTACGAGGCGTGGGCGCGTGAAGGATTTCTTAGGACAACGACCGGGAACACTGTCAGGTACGACCAAGTAGTTCAGGACATCAGAGAGATAATCGAGGGGCTTGACGTTAAGCTGATCGCCTTTGACCGATGGCGAATCGACGTGTTCAAGGCAGAGGCCGAGCGCGCTGGCGCTGATTTTCCCCTGGTGGAGTTCGGCCAAGGCTTCAAGGACATTGCCCCGGCAATTGACCACATGGAAGAGTTACTGATAAACTACGACATGGCGCACGGTATGCACCCCGTGCTGACCATGTGCGCGGCCAATGCCGTCGTGATCAAGAATCCGGCGGGTGACCGCAAGCTGGATAAGTCAAAGGCAACCGGCAGGATCGACGGGATGGTAGCGATGGCAATGGCACTCGGCGCAATGGGCAAGCAGGTGGAAGAAACCAAAAAGCCTAATGACGTGCTCGGCTTTCTCGACAGCTTGGGGCGCACCTAATGGCGTGGTGGAACGTGTTCCGCAGCGGCGGCGCATTGGCGTACAGCCGTGGCGTACAGTCAACCGTGCCGATGGCCGCGCTCGTTGAGGACACTCGCGACGTTGGCCCAGATGGTGCGTTGCAGCTTTCGCCGGTCTGGGCGTGCGTTGATCGCCGGGCCAGCATGGTCGCCTCTTTGCCTTTTTTTGTTTATGAAAATAAAAACGGCGTCCGCACCTTAGCCCGCCAAGACCGGCTATATTTTTTGCTGCACGAATCACCCAATTCCCGGATGACGCCGTACGAGTTCTGGCGCGCCATGATGGTCAACCACGACCTACGCGGGAACGCTTACGCTCGAATCGTGCGTGATGACAAAGGCGAGGCGCTGGCCATGTGGCCGATGCCTTCCGATCAGGTTGAGATGGTCGTCATGGATGACGGCGCACTCGTCTACCACTACAGGGTAGGCCAAGACATCGCCGTATTAGCAGAGTCCAACGTCCTGCACCTGAAAGGCCTTGGCAACGGCACAACGGGTCTATCCAAGCTGGACTATATGCGCGCCACCACCGACGAGATGGCCAAGGCGCAAAGCAATGCTACAAAGGTATTCGGCAATTCCGGCAAGCCTACTGGCGTGCTGATGATCGACCACACGCTGACGCAAGATCAGCGGGATTCGGTTAGGCAAGAATTTGCGTCGCTCAGCACCGGCCCGACTGCAAGGCTGGCCGTCCTTGAGGCCAACATGAAATACCAGCAACTCTCGATCAGCCCCGAGGATCAGCAGTTGCTTGAGTCTCGTAAGTTCGGGGTTGAAGAAATATGCAGATGGTTCGACGTACCTCCGGTGCTCGTGCACCACAGTAACGTGACCACGTGGGGTAGCGGGATCGAGCAGATTGTTGACGGGTTTCACAAACTCACAATCCGCCCCATGCTGATTAGCATTGAGCAGGCGGTAAGAAAGCGCGTGATGACCGCAGGCCAGCGCGCTCGGCTTTCCGCTGAGTTTAGCCACGACGCGTTACTTCGCGGAAACATAAAAGACAGAATGGAAGTCTATTCAAAAGCCGTTCAGAACGGGTTAAAAACCCGCAACGAATGCCGCCAGCTTGAGAACGACCCGCCTATCAAATACGGCGACGAACTTACCGCACAAAGCAACCTTGTCCCCTTATCGCGACTCGGGGCGGCACCCGGAGTACCAACACTATGATGATTCATAAAACGCTTTCGTTGACCGACGTATCGCTGAAAATGGAAGGCGACGCGGGTACGTTTACCGGCTACGCCTCCGTTTTTGGTGGAGTCGATTCCTTCGGCGACACGATTTTAAAAGGCGCATTTGTTGACACGCTAAAGGAAAACGGCACGCCTAAAATGTTCTTCAATCACAAGTGGGCCTTACCGATTGGTAAGTGGACATCACTGATTGAAGACGATGTGGGCCTGCTGGTATCTGGGGAACTCACGCCGAACCTCTCGCTATCTGCTGACGTTCGCGCATCCATGAAGCACGGAACGATCGACGGGTTGAGCATCGGTGGCTTCCTTTCAAAAAACGATTACCAAGAAACGGAAGCAGGTGGGCGCATCATCACAAAGTGGACGCGGCTAATGGAAATATCGCCTGTCGCGTTCCCTGCCGATGGCTCAGCGCGTATTGATACGGCGAGCGTCAAAGGCGAAGATTTGGCAGAAGCCATAAAAGACATTGAAACTGTACGAGATTTTGAGCGTTTCTTGCGGGATGCAGGCGGCCTCAGTAAAGGAGCGGCGGTATCGCTAGTCGCTCGCGCTAAAGCAGTATTTTCAGGCGAGGGTGATCCCGCCAAAGCTGCCGAGGTGAAGGCACTCTCTGAAATTGAGGCGCGCATTGCGCGGATCGTTTCAATGGGTGAGCGTTAAAATCCCGCAAAAAACTCAGCCCTTGGAGGGCAAACATCATGGAACTTGAAAAGATTGCAAAGGGTCTCGACTCTGTTGAGCAAGCACTGAAAACGATGGCCGAGAAGGCCGAAGGTCAGGCGCGTGAAAATGGCAAGGTGTCCGCTGACACTACAGCTGCACTCGACACCATTGGCGTAAAGCAGTTGGAACTTGCTGACCGTCTTGCCCAGCTTGAGCAAAAGGGTTTTGCCCCTGCGCAGGTGGTCGGCGTTGATTCGCTTGGCGACCAGTTGGTAAAGGCCGATGCCCTGAAGAATTATCAGAGCGGGCAGTCCACCAAGTGCCGCGTGGAGTTGAAGAACACCATCGTCGGCGCAGATGCGACCGTTGCGCCTGATCGCAAGCCCGGCGTAGTACCAGGCGCTGCCCCTATGTTGACGCTCGAAGCGTTTTTGAACGCCAGCCCTACTAGCTCGAATGCAATCGAGTTTACCAAGGAACTCGCGTTCACTAACAACGCTGTAGAAGTTGCAGAGGGCGGCGCAAAAACTGAGTCGGCCATCACCTTCTCGCTTGTGTCGATGCCGGTCAGCACGGTTGCGCATTGGCTCAAGATCAGCAAGCAGCTTGCTGGTGATAATGCAGCACTTGCCGCCTACGTCAACAACCGCATGGTTTACGGCGTGAACCGCAAGGTTGAAACTCAATTGGTATCAGGTACAGGTGTGGCCCCGATCATTTCCGGCATTCTGAACGCTGGTAATTTCACGGCCCACGGTTACGCCAACGCCGATCTTGGTGCAACATTGAAAAAGGTTGTGCTGATTCGCAAGATGATGGCCGACTGTCATAACGCCGGTTATCCCGCCGACGCAGTGCTGTTGAACCCTGTTGACTGGGCAGCTATCGAGATCGACTTGCTGACTACCGCAGCCGGTCAGACTCTGCTGTCTTACAACGATGCTGGCCAGCCGCGTCTCTGGGGCTTGCCTGTTATCCAGTCTGTAGGCATGACGCTGGATAACGTGGCCGTCGGCGCGTTCCGCATGGCCTACACGGTGCACAACCGTGAGGGCGTTGTTGTTGAGTTGTCTGATTCCGATTCTGACAACTTCACCAAGAACTTGGTTACTATCCGCGCTGAACGCCGTCTCGCGCTCGCAACGGAAGTGCCGGCCGCTGTACGCGCTGGTGACTTGACACCAGCCTAAGCAACACCGAGCGGCCTTCGGGCCGCTCACCTATTTAATAAGCAGGAGGCAGCATGAGAATCAAGTTCACAGCAAGCGGATTCTGCTCTTCTGTCGGCAATTTTGCGCCGGGCGACATCGCTATCGTCTCTGCCGAGATCGGGCAACATCTGATACGCGACGCACAGTGTGCAGTATCTGCCGAGGTTGTTGTAGCTGAGCCGGTAGCTGAGCCGGTAGCTGAGCCAAAACCATCGCGGGCGCGCAAATGATTTACCGCCTCTCCGATCCGGTTACCGAGCCGGTCTCCTTGGCTGAGGCCAAGGCCCATTTGCGCGTTGACGTGACCGACGATGATGCGCTGATCACGGCGATAATCAGCGCGGCGCGTGACTCGGCGGAGATGTACTGCAATCGCCCGTGGGCGGCAGCCTCGTTTGTGGAGACGTTCGATTCTTTGGTTGGTACGGAAATCCAGTTGACTGCTACGGGGGTCACGGCTGTTTCAAAAGTCGAATGCCTTGATGCCGCTGGCGCGGCACAGTCTGTTACCACAGGTATCACGCTGGACGCGCTGAGCGGATTAGTAACGCTGGCAAGCGCCGTTAGTGGGACTAGGGTAAAAGTGTATTACTCCGCTGGTTCTGCCACGGTGCCAGCATCAATAAAGCAGGCGTTGCTGCTCAAGATTGGTGACATGTACGAAAACCGCGCCGCGCAACAGTGGCAGGCGCTGTACGTCAATCAAGCAACCTCCTCGCTCATGTACCCTTACCGCGTGCGGATTGGCGTATGAAGTGGATGCCGGGGGAGCTAGACCAACGCATCAAGGTCGTGCGCGAAACGCTTGCAGACGACGGCATGGGCGGGCATACGGCAACAACTGCAACCTACGCGACGTTGTGGGCCAAGGTCATTGCATCGGCAGGCAACGAGCGGCAAGAAGCTGGCGCAATCGCGGCGAGCGCGTCATACAAATTTGTGATCCGGTATCGTTCGGACATTCTCGATTCTGACTATATCGAGTGGGGGGGCGTAAGGTACAACATCAGGGCGCTACCAATTGGCGGGCAGCGCACGATGTATCTTGAGATCGTAGCAGAGCGGGGGGTTGCGTGATGGGCGCAAACAACACGTTCACGATTGAAGGCCTCGATGAGGTTCGCGCAATGCTTAAAGATGTTGCGCCTCGCGAGGCTAACAACATCATGCGCGCCACGATTCGCGCAATTACCGTATCAATAAACAAAGACGCAAAAGCGAACGCGCCTGTAGATTCTGGCGCAATGAAGGCAAGCTTGAAGGTGCGCTCGCGAAAATCAAAGCCGGACAATCCTATTTTTGAAATCTGGGCGGGCGCGAAGGGCGCAACGTTCGACGCTTATTACTGGCGGTTCGTTGAATACGGAACAAAAGACACGTCCCCCCGGCCATTCGTTCGTCCCGCAGTAGACGCGGCACGCGCAAGGATGTCTAGCATGTTGCGCGATGAGTTTGGCAAGAAGTGGGAAAAAGCACTTGCCAAAAAACGCAAATCAGCCGCCAAGATTCCGGGGGAATGACATGGGATTTTCAACGGCAATACAGGCTGCTGTTTTTTCTCGGTTAAAAAATTACTCACCGTTAACCGCCATCATCAAGGCGGTCTATGACGACGTGCCACAGCCAGCGGACTCGGGCAAGTTGGCTACGTTCCCGTATGTTGTTATCGGCGACGACTCGATTGTTGAGTGGGACACCGACACCGAGCTTGGTGCTGATGCGACCGTCACGATCCATATATGGAGCCGTGCCAAAGGACGCAAGGAAGTTAAAGCAATAACAGACGTGATCTATAATGCGTTGCACCGTTATGATATTATCGTGACAGGCTACTCGCTTGTTGGGGTTGACTGGGTTTCCGCTCAGTCGTTTTTGGATGCGGACGGAATTACCCGTCACGGCATCGCGGTTTTCAGAATCACGATTGAGGGTTGAGACCATGGCAGCAAAAAAAGGCAGAAGTTTTTTAATCAAGCGCGGCGCAGTCACGGTTGCTGGCGTCAAGACAAAAGGCGTTGCCTTTGCTGGTGAGCCAATTGATATTACCAGTGATGACGACCTCGGCTATCGCACCTTGCTTGGCGATGTTGGCACGCAGTCGATTGACTTGTCCGTCGAGGGCGTTACCAAGGATTCGACGTTGAGAGTCGCTGCAATTACTGGCGGCTCGCTCATGCTCACGGACGTGACGCTGGTGTATACAGACGGCGGCATTTTGGCAGGTGATTTTTTCCTGACATCGTTCGAGGAAACCGGAACGTATAATGAAGCCGTGACATTCTCGGCCTCGTTGCAGTCGTCTGGTGACTGGACTTACACGGCAGGAACACCGT